CATTAGAAGTTCATGACATTATTTGTTATATAGCAGATGCTGTATTAGCTGGTGGTATTAGGAGAGCCGCACTAATTAGTTTATTCTCAGCTGATGACGACTCAATGATTGGTTGTAAATCAGGTAATTGGTGGGAACTTAACCCACAAAGAGGTAGAGCAAACAACTCAGCTTGTTTAATGAGACATAAAATCACTAAAGAATTCTTTATGGAGTTATGGAAGAGGGTTGAATTATCTGGAGCAGGGGAACCTGGAATTTATTTAAACAATGACAAAGATTGGGGAACAAACCCATGTTGTGAAATTGCCTTAAGACCATACCAATTCTGTAACCTATGTGAAGTTAATGTCTCAAATATTGAATCCCAAGAAGACCTAAATGAGAGAGTAAAAACAGCAGCATTTATCGGTACACTACAAGCAGGGTATACTGAATTTCATTATCTAAGAGACGTGTGGAGAGAAACAACAGAAAAAGAGGCTTTAATTGGTGTATCAATGACGGGTATTGGTTCTGGTAAAGTATTAAAGTATGATATGAAAAAAGCCGCAAGTTTGGTTAAGAGAGAAAACACAAGAGTGTCTAAGTTATTAGGGATAAATCAGGCAGCAAGAACCACAACAGTTAAACCTGCAGGAACAACATCATTAACATTAGGTACATCATCTGGTATTCATGCATGGCATAACGAACATTATATTCGAAGAGTTAGGGTGGGTAAAAATGAAGCTATTTATTCTTACTTAAACATTAATCACCCAGAACTTCTAGAGGATGATTACTTTAGACCACATGACACAGCAGTCATTAGTATACCACAAAAAGCACCAAAAAATTCCATACTAAGAACTGAATCACCATTTGATTTATTAGAAAGAGTAAAAAAAGTCGCTACTGAATGGGTAAGGTCAGGACATAGAAAAGGTTCTAATTCTCACAATGTATCGGCTACCATATCATTAAAGGAAGACGAATGGGATTTGGCAGGAGAATGGATGTGGGCCAATAGAAAACACTACAATGGTTTATCGGTATTACCTTATGATGGAGGTTCTTATATACAAGCACCATTCGAAGATATAACCGAAGAGAAATATAAAGAGATGTTGAAAACATTAATTGATATAGATTTATCTAGAGTTGTTGAATTAGACGATAATACTGATTTATCTGGTGAATTAGCTTGTGCAGGTGGTAGTTGTGAAATTGATGTTGATTTAAAAGAATTGAGTAAAGATGGTTCTACAAAAGAAATTGGTGAAACACAAATATAGTAAAGAAACATTATATCACTTTAACTGTGGTGAATGTAGTAAATGGTGGTCAATAGCTGACTACCATTTCTTTTCTAAAGACGTACCAAAAAACAAAGAAAAGGTACCTAATTTATTAATATGTCCTCATTGTGGGTACAAAGAAGGAATAAAGGAGATAAAAGATGAAAAGAAGTGACGATTTGATAACAAATTCATATCACCAGTTTTGTTTTCTAGAAACAAAAAAAGATTATTATTTAGAAAACGGAGATGTTATAATGACGGAACAATACCATGTGAAAAGAGGTACTTGTTGTGGTAGTGGGTGTAGACATTGTCCTTTTTCACCACCCAACCAAAAAATGAATACACAATTAAGGGAAGGTATAGGAACTTATAAAGATAAAGAATAAACCTTTAAGGTATTTATAATAAAATAAACTATGGCAACTAACGGTACATTTGGTATAAATTTTCCTTTTCGTGATAGTGCGAAGGGGTACTATATGGATATGACAGAATCTCCAGCGGCAGAAATACGAGCTGATTTTATACATTTATTGTTAACTAGAAAAGGTACAAGGTATTTTCTTCCTGATTTTGGTACAAGGCTATACCAATTCATTTTTGAACCTATGGATGGTCGTACCTTTGATGCTATAGAAGCTGAAATTAGAGATTCTGTTCAAAAATACATCCCTAATTTAAAAATAGATAAAATAACAATTACTCACGCAGCGGAAGCGGAAGATACTGAAGGGACTTTAGTTACAACTAACGATGATAGGGTGTATAGGGTAGCTGGTGCTGGTACTGATGAATACACCGCGAAGGTATTAATAGAGTTTACAATAACAGAGAGTGCATTTGAAACCAGAGATTTCATAATAATAAATTTATAAGATGGCAGAGAAAAAAATATCATACACTGAAAGAGATTTTTTAGGGTTAAGGAACGAACTATTAAGGTACACAAACGACTATTACCCTGATTTAATTCAAAACGCTAACGACGCTTCATTATTTTCTGTATTTTTAGATTTAAATGCTGCGGTAGCGGATAACTTACATTATCATATCGATAGAAGTGTCCAAGAAACCGTTCTACAATTTGCTCAAGAAAGAAGTTCTCTTTATAATATAGCAAGAACCTACGGTTTAAAAATACCAGGTAATCGACCTTCAGTGTCGGTAGTGGACTTTAGTATAAATGTCCCAGTAAGGGGTGATAAAGAAGATGCAAGGTATTTGGGTACCCTACAAAGAGGTGCACAATGTAAGGGGGCTGGACAGGTTTTTGAAACAGCAAGTGATGTTAATTTTGCTTCACCATACGACTCAAGTGGGTTCCCAAACAGAACAAAAGTCCCCAATTTCGACTCAAACGGGAATATTGTAGATTATACCTTAACTAAGAGAGAAGTTGTGGTAAATGGTGTTACAAAGGTATTTAAAAGGGTAATTACCGATACTGACGTTAAACCGTTTTTAAAAGTTTATTTACCAGAAAGAAATGTTCTTGGTGTTGTTAGTGTGATACAAAAAGACGGTAATAATGTCCAAGCACTACCAAACCCAAGTGAATTTATATCATCACCTAATAAATGGTATAAAGTGGATGCGTTAGTAGATGATAAAGTTTTTATAGTTGATTCCACTAAACCTACGGGTAAAGCGGGTATAAAGGTAGGGAAATATATAACCACCGATAATCGTTATATGACAGAATATACACCAGAAGGTTTTTTCTACTTAACTTTTGGTGGTGGATTATCCTCTAACCAATCAACGCTAGATGATTTTATGAATCAGACTGGTTATAACCTAGATTTAAACAAATACATGGACAACCTATCTTTAGGGTTAGCACCTAAAGCTAATACCACCCTTTTTATACAATATAGGGTAGGTGGTGGAAAAAACACTAATTTAGGTAATAACGTTATTAATACATTAGGGTTGTATAATTTTTCATTAAATGGTCCTAACGGTAATATCAATAACTCAGTAGATAACTCCTTAAAGGTAACGAATATAACAGCAGCTATTGGTGGAGCTAGTATGCCTTCCATAGAAGAAGTTAGAAATTATGTTTCCTTTAATTTTGCAGCACAAAATAGAGCAGTAACAATTAATGATTACATCGCCCAGATAAGAAAAATGCCTAGTGAATTCGGAGCTCCAGCAAAGGTGGGGGTTGTAGAGGAAGAAAATAAAGTATTGGTTAAGTTATTATCTTATACTCCAGAAGGGGCACTAACTTCTAGTGTTCCCAGTGTCCTATCTCAAAACGTAGCTAATTATTTATCTGATTATAGGATGTTAAACGATTATATATCTGTGGGTTCTGCTGAAGTTATAGACCTAAGGTTAGAAATTTACTTATACACAGATAAAGGGTTTAACCAAGGTCAAATAGTGACTAATGTGATTAATACTACAGCGGATTTCTTTGTACCGAGTAAAAGAGAGTTAGGTCAAGACATTTTTCTTGGTGAATTAAGTAAAGAATTGGCACAATTAGATGGGGTAATTAATATAATTGAAATAGAATTATATAATGAATTAGGTGGTCAATATTCGGATGGACAAGTCTCACAACCTTACTCTAATGCGACAACTAGACAAATTAGTTTAATAGACCAGACCATATTTGCCCAACCAAATCAAACTTTCCAAGTTAGATATCCAGACAAAGACATAGTAGTTAGATTAAAAAACGCCGACCAAACTAATATATCGTAATAATAGTTTACATAGGTAGGCTTTAATTTAATTTTGATTCTAAGACATAAACTATTTATCAGGAAAGACTTTGTATGCAGAAAAGCCATAGAATTAGAACAACACCTGGTGTTGACCAAAATATAAATGTTACATTAGAGCAAGATTTTGATTTATTAGAAATTCTAAGTCTTAAACTAACACAGTCTGAGGTATACTCAAGACTATGTGCTGATTTTGGTGTTGTAGTTGGTAGGGTACTCGCAAATGGTGGGTACGGTATCCCAAACGCTAAAGTAGCTATTTTTATCCCTTTATCGGATATAGACACTGCAGACCCACTAATTGCAGAATTATACCCTTACAAAGAGACTACAGATAAGAATGGTTTAGGTTATAGATATAACTTACTTAGTTCAGCTAAACAAGGTAATTGCCATACACCAACAGGAAGCCTACCAACAGAAGAACAGTTCTTACTAGACCCTCTATTATTAGAGGTGTATGACAAATACTACAAGTTTACCGTTAAAACAAATAAAAGTGGTGATTACATGATATGGGGCCTCCCACTTGGTGTACAAAAAATACATCTTTCTGTGGATGTGGGTGATATAGGGTGTCATTCAATGAAACCTATCGATTTTATCGTAAAAGGAGTGTCTCCAGATAAATTTAAAAGTTATTCGGAGTTTAAGGCATCGTCAAACCTAGATACTTTACCACAAGTTATTATACAAGAAAAATCTATTGAAATTACACCGTTTTGGGGTAGTAAAGATTTATGTAATATAGGGATTACTAGAGTTGATTTTGACTTAAGAGATTCTGGGGTTGAAATACAACCTACATCTACTTTGATGGGGGCCATATTTAGTGATGATAATGCTGCTTCTGTAAACGTAAATGGTGCAGTAAGTAGGTATCAAGGTGAAATGTGTTCTTTAACTACAGGACCTGGTACTATAGAATCGGTAAGATTTACTATTTTTAATAGAAAAGACCCAGTTACTGGGTTAGAAGACGGTAAACCACATTTAGAATATTTTAATTTAGAAGGTACAGCTAAAGTTATAGATAGTGGTGGGGCATTTACTGTACAAGTACCCATGAACTTAGATTATATAATAACTAATGAATTTGGTGATGAAATTATCTCCTTAGATGATTCCGTAGGAATCCCAACTAGAGGGAAATACCGATTCAGAATTGGTCTTGATAGTTCTTCAGTGGGGGGTAAAAGAAAAGCGAAATATTTAGTACCTAACATTCATGAATATAATGTGGCGGGACTTAGCTCAACTGCTGACCCATCATCTAAAGTACACGGATGTTCTTACGCTTTTAGTGATAATATAGACGATTATTGTGGTTCACCACCCGCCGCCTGGCAAACTGGTGTTGTAGCTACAGGTAAAGACTATTTTTATGAATTTTATTCCGATAAAGTATATACCGTTAGTGGTTTTATAGATAGATGGAGAGGGGGTGGAAATTATAATAGGTGGAAATTTTTAGGTATAAAAAGTATAAACCCATCTATAGAGTCTAAATGTACTGACGCAACTAACGAAATACCAGCTAATGATGCTTTTAGGGGTGGTACTTACTTATTTACAGTCATCCAATTCCAAACCATAGCACAAGGGGTTACAATATTTTTTAGCTTTTTCACCGTATTCTTTGTTTATTAT